CCTCAGCCCACTCCCGTCCAACCAGAGGAGAACAAAGAGCCCGCTCCGGCTAGCTCTGGAAAGCAAATCTGGTCCCAGATGGAAACAGCTAATTCTCTTGTTTCAGATCAAGCACCTCCTGACATCCAGGCCCCCGTTCCTTCGACCGAGATTGCCCCTGAGGAGACCGCCCAGCCCACCCCGGCTCGGCCCCTTCCCTACGCTTCGGCTCGGGATTGCATCCGCAAGTATGCTCCCTGTCGCCGCTCCCAAGGCATTCAGGAGGGTAGTACCTTTCCAGTTGGGCAGGCTTACCTTCCCTCGATTTCCATCACAGAAATCGGTAGACAACTGTGCGGACCATTGGCTTGGTGGGGCGCACCCTTCCGAGTATACAAGGGTTCTACGCGCTATCAAGCAGCAGCTAACATTAACGCCGCAATTTCCTTCACCAGCACGCCATTTTCAGACATCTCTCTTCTGGGCAAAACTTCTTATCGTGACGGCGTCAAGTACTTGGCTGGTATGGCTCCTTTTACTGCTGGTCGCTCAGACATCGGTCTTATTGGCTTCCAGACTCCCTATGTCACTCCTTACCATCTGCTCAAGATTCCCAAGACTGAGTCAGATCTTACAGGAGATCAGAAGGTTTACCACTCTGCTGGTGACATCTGTGCCTACGTGGTGGATGCTGGAGCCGATGAGGCTTTCGGTGCACTTTGGTGTTCCGGAGGTGACGACATGCGTTTTGGATACCTTTATCAGGTCCCAAGTGTGCAAGTCGCTGCCGATACTTTTGCTCCTCACTTTCAAGAGAACACTGTTGTTGTGACGGAAACGATTACCCTCAACCATGTCCCCGGAACTGTGAGTGCAGACGTTACTCAACAGAATCTAATCGATTGGACTATCCAGACCACACCTGCTGGTTTGGACAATGTCATGCCAACTCAGTTGGTACTTTTGGCTTCTGAACTTACCAACGACCAGCTCATCGCCTTTGGCATTGAGATCGGTCGCAATAGTCCCCGTGAAATTGCCATTGGTCAAAACACGGCTATCAATTTCGACCTTTCTAATTTTTTGGTCGTTAACGAAGCTGCGTTCATTAACAATACCAACGAATCTCCTTCTGGAGGTCAGAGTCTCAGCATCGCCTTTGCTAATCCGCAGGGTGTGCAGCTTTCACTCACTGACTCCACTGGAGCTTCGTACAAGGTTGCCGATTCCTGGATTTGCCCTAAAGCCAACTTCACGAACGACAAGTTTAAGACCCTCATGGGCTACCCCACCACTGCATTGTGTGTGCCTACAATTCCCACTGCTAAATCTGTGGTTCCCAATTCGTCTGGGCCCATTCAGGTCCAAGGAGTTTGGATTGCTGATTGGGATCTCTCTGGTACTCACTGTGTTAAGACCCTTCCCCCTGTTCCTCTTGCAGCGGATTTCGAAATTGTCTCGCAAATGGACCGCTCGGGGACAACCGACTCAAAAGTCGGCGTGTCGTTCTCCGATACCACTGCCACCGCACCAACGACTGGCGGCCGTGGCACAGAACTCTCTCAGGAGATGAAGCACGACGACATGAATGAGCTTCCAATCGATTTTTCGATGATTGTGGACCGTTACCAATGGGCCGCCAATCTCGACTGGACCACTGCCTCACAGACCAATTCTGTGCTTGGTTCCTACAGAATCCCTTGGAGCCTTCTCACGAGCGCGACAAATCAATCGTCCTTCAAGTCTTTTGTCTACTGGCGTGGGAAAGTGCGGATTAAGATTCAGTTGCAGTCCAACATGTTTCAACAGGGCTGTATCATTGCTTACTTCGTACCCCTCACAGATAAGGCAGACATTGATCGCCACATTGCTGGAAGTCGTGCTTCTCAGACCGTGTGCCCTCACGTCATGCTCACTGCTGGTGCTTCTCGTAACGCCACTTTAGACATTCCTTTTGTGCACTTCCTCAAACGCCTTGATCTTGGCCAAGAGGAGGTCCCCAATTTTGATTTGGGTACATTGATCATCTCTGTCTTCAATCCGTTGGAGACTGGACCTAACGCTTCTGGCAGTGGCCTCGGCGCGAAGATCAGTCTCTTCGGTTCTTTCCCGGAATCCAATTTCCAGGTGCTCGACCCCACGGGAGGAGCTGCCATTGTTTCTCAAGGCGCTCTTTCCTCTAAGGTCACCAACGTCACTAACAACATTTCTGAAGTTACTGGCAGCACCATTGATTTTGCAAATACCACCCGGGACAAGATGGAAGGCGGAGCCTCCAACTCCACTGATGTTTCAGGGATGGACAAGCCCAATGTGGGCCTCAATCCCACTCAGGTGGTTCGAAAGAAGTATCCCGATTTTGCGAATGCGTGTAACGTTGATCAAAATCAGGTGCTTGCTCTCTATCCCAATCGCTCTCAGATGCTCGATAACACCGAGCTTGGAGTGAATGTGGACGAGATGCACTTCGACTACTTGAGAAAGCAGACCAAGTCTTTCATGGACACGGTTCTCTGGAAAGATACGGACGGCGAGGGAACAACTCTTTACTTCGGAGAGTTAACTCCTTGCCCCAAAGTTATTTCAGCTGCTTCCAACTCAGTGTTCCAGCCCACTCTTTTGGAGTACACTACTCTGCCGTTCTCGCTTTGGCGCGGTGGCCTGAAGCTCACGATTCAAGTCGTTGGGTCTAAAGTCCACACCGGACGCATTGTAGTGTGCACCCACTACGGACGTACTTCACAATCCATCCCCTTTGAGCAGGCGATGGCGCAGTACGCGCACGTATTCAACTTTTCTGCTGAAGACAACACCTTTGAGGTTGTCTTTCCTTGGCGTTCCGCCCGGCAGATGCTACGTGTTCCTAGTGGAAATTATCCTAATCTGGCTGATTTCTCGATGGGCGAGTTCTCCATCCGAGTTATTAACCCATTACAAACTATGGAATCTATTGCAAGTCAAGTGCAGATGAACCTTTACTGGTCCGCTGCTGATGACTTTGAGACTGATTTCCATGGCTCGAATTCAATCGACCTCAAACCTGTTGTCTACGACGATGAGGTCGAACTTTCGTGAGCAGCCGCAAGCTACCCTGATTTATAGTTGATAGTCTGGGTGGACAACTGCTCACCCCTATCTGCTGATGAGACCTTGTGTCGCTTTGCTCTGTATTATCAGGACCACATTCAGAATTTTTAAATTTTTATCTTTTTGTAGTCCGCTGAAGAATTGGATACGCCGCAGCAATTCAAATCCCAGCTCTACATGATCACTCCATTTATGTTTGCTCATGTTGTTTCAGGTTCCGGACCATCTATCCGGATAGCCCTGCTTCCTTCCAGTTTGGAAAACTGGCGGGGGGAGATCGAGGGAGGAAGGCAATAGCCGAATCTCGTGAAACAGCGTTGATCCATGTTAATGATAGGAAAACTTTCAAGGGGCATATCTGAGACGATGTGCAGAACTTCTATAATCCTGCGATACTAGACCTTCAAAAAAAAAA